CACAAGGTCAGTACAACACCATGTTCGTACCTAAAGATAGTGACGAAGTTAATCGTATGATTGCTATGGGTTTCCCTGAAACAGTACTGGGGCACCAAATGATTAAACCTATTGATGCAGCAGATGGTAAGATTGGTATGAAACTTAAACGCCCTAACGTACATCCATCTGGCATTGATGACTTCGGTGGTGCACCTGCTGTAACCAAGGGTACTACAAGTTCTAAGTGGGACTTCGTAGAGGATGGTGCACTAGGTAATGGCACAACAGCTAAGGTTAAGTTGTCTATCTACGGTGAAGGATCAACAGCATCTGTACGCCTTGAGAAGATTGGTATCCTTGAGCATGTACCTTATGAAGAATTAGCCACAGAAGATCGTTGGTAAGATTTCCCTCCCCGACTAGAGCATCCCTTAATTGGGGTGCTCCTTTTAATTAAAGGATTATATCTATGAAGATGAAACCTAAACAGGTACTAGTAGATGGTGATCCGTTTGCATACCGAGCAGCCTTCTCATGTGAGAACGATCCTGTAGAGGATGCACTAGATAAACTAGATGAGTTACTTGAGCAGTCACTTAACGAGGTGATGTGGGAGCTAGACTCTGAGCAGTACCATGTATTCCTGACAGGTAAGGGTAACTTCAGATATGATTACTCTATTACTCATGAGTACAAGGGTAACAGAAAGAACGTAGAGAAACCACAACACCTACAAGCTATACGTAAACACATGATAGACAACTGGAATGCTATTGTGTCAGTGGATGAAGAAGCTGATGACTTATGTGGTATATGGGCTACCAACTACGGCAAAGAATCTATTGTCATATCCATAGACAAGGACATGCTACAGATACCATGCTCACACTACAACCCTAACAAACGTGTCATGCTAGAGATGGGTGAGTTTGAAGGCTTACGTTTCTTCTACACACAGATACTTACAGGTGACAAGGCTGACAACATCATTGGATTGTACGGTATTGGCCCTAAGAAAGCTGAGAAGATCCTGGCTGACTGTACAACTGAGGCTGATATGTATGAGGAATGCTTACGTTCCTACAGTGGAGATGAGGCAAGGGTCATAGAGAATGCTAGACTACTCTGGCTTAGACGTTACGAGAACCAAATATGGGAGCCACCTAAATGCGTTTCAGATCAGGCTTAGAGAAGAGGACAGCAGCCTACCTCAAGAAACTAAAGATCAAGTTTGAATACGAGAAGATGCGTATCAAATGGCAAGACCTAAGATTTAAAACATATACCCCTGACTTCGTGCTAAGTAACGGTATCATAATAGAAACCAAAGGGCGGTTCATTCATTCAGATAGAACTAAACACCTGATGGTTAAAGCACAACACCCAGAACATGACATAAGATTTGTATTCAGCAACCCTAACCAGAAATTGTACAAGGGTTCTAAGACTACGTATGGTGACTGGTGTGACAAGAACGGATTCAAGTATGCTAAAGAAATTATTCCTGTCGAATGGACAAAAGAAAAGAAAAGGTGATTGACAATGTTTGATTTTGATAGTAAGATTCGTGCTCTTGTCCTTAATTACGGACTAGAACTTCTGCTAGAACAGAACGAAATACCAGAGGAATTTGTGGTAGCTTGGTTAGTAGAAGAAAAAAGAATAGACATTGATGATTACTTTAATCTTGATGTAGAAATGGAAGAGTGGAAAAGGATAGAGGAATGAGTAAAGTAAAGACGTTAGATGAATACCAGAAGTTAGCTGCAACTACTGCTGTCTACCCTAAAGATAGAACCCTAGAGTATTTAAGTTTAGGTTTAGCAGCTGAGGTTGGTGAGCTGACAGGTAAGTTAGCTAAGTGGTATCGTAAGGACAAGGCATACCCACATGGTGAGGTACTAGATGAGCTAGGTGATGTACTATGGTTTGTTAGTGAGTTTGCAAGGTCACACAATGTAAGTTTGTCATCACTAGCACAAAGGAATATAGATAAGTTGGCAGATAGATATGAACGTGGTGTCATCAAAGGGTCAGGAGATAAGAGATGAGAATACTAAAAGCTTTTGGCCGTTGGTGGTTCAGGTTTATTAACTACATGATCACATGGCAACTACATAGGGATGCTGTTAAACATCTAAACAAATTGACAGACAGAGAGTTAAAAGATATAGGTCTGACAAGGGGTGAGATAGATCGTATGATCTGGTTTAAAGAAGACAAACAAGATAGGGGAACAAAAGAATGAACAACTACTTACCGACAGACTACCAATCATTCATACACAAGTCACGTTATGCTAAGTACTTCGAGGGCAAAGGACGTGAGTCATGGGATGAGACTGTTGAAAGATACTCAAAGAATATTGTAGGTAAGCTTGTAGATACTGTCACCAGGAAAGAACTAGAGACAGCTATCCTAAGTTTAGATGTAATGCCTAGCATGAGATCTTTAATGACAGCAGGTAAGGCAGCTGAAAGAGATAACACCTGTATGTATAACTGTAGCTACCTAGCTGTAGATGACATCAAAGCATTCGATGAAGCTATGTTTATCCTGTTGTGTGGTACTGGTGTAGGGTTCTCAGTTGAACGTCAGTCAGTGCAGAAGTTACCTGAAGTACCTGAGTTGTTTGACAGTGAGACTAACATCGTTGTCAAGGACAGCAAGGAAGGTTGGGCTAAGTCTTTACGTCAACTTATTGCATTACTATACAGTGGTGAGATACCAACATGGGATGTATCTAAGGTACGTCCAGCAGGTGCTCCTCTGAAGACATTCGGTGGTAGAGCATCAGGCCCTGCACCTCTGGTTGATCTGTTTAACTTTACCATTAAGACATTTAAGGATGCACAGAATCGTAAGCTGTCCTCTATAGAATGTCATGATGTTATGTGTAAGATAGGTGAAGTAGTTGTAGTTGGTGGTGTACGCAGATCAGCAATGATCTCTTTGAGTAATCTATCAGATGACAGAATGCGTCATGCTAAGTCAGGTTCATGGTGGGAAAACGATCCACAACGTGCTCTAGCTAACAACTCTGTGTCATACACTGAGAAGCCTGACAGCTTATCCTTCATGAGAGAATGGATGTCTCTTGTTGAGTCAGGGTCAGGTGAACGTGGTGTTTTCAACAGACAAGCATCTAAGAAACAAGCAGCTAAGAATGGTAGACGTGATGCTGACAGAGACTTTGGTACTAACCCTTGCAGTGAGATAATTTTAAGGCCGTCCCAGTTCTGTAACTTAACTGAAGTTGTAGTACGAGCAACAGATACTTTAGACACACTCTCTGAGAAGGTACGGTTAGCTACAATCTTAGGTACTATCCAGTCTAACTACACTAAGTTCCCTTACCTACGTAAGATCTGGAAAGATAACACAGAAGAAGAGAGACTGTTGGGTGTGTCACTCACAGGTATCATGGACAATCCTTTGATGACCTTGAAGAACAAAGGTTTATCTAAGACCCTTGCTCACCTCAAACAGATAGCAGTAGATACAAATGCTACATGGGCTAAACGATTAGACATACCTGTATCAACAGCTATTACATGTGTTAAACCATCAGGTACTGTATCACAGTTAGTAGACAGTGCATCAGGAATACATGCTAGACACTCTGAGTATTACATCAGGACTGTAAGAGGTGACAACAAAGACCCACTGACAAAGTTTATGATTGATCAGGGTATACCTAACGAACCTGAAGCATTCAAACCTGAGCAGACTACAGTGTTTAGCTTCCCTATGAAAGCACCCAACAAGGCTGTAGTTACATCTGATATGTCAGCTATCGAACAGTTAGAGATGTGGTTAGCTTACCAACGTCACTGGTGTGAACATAAACCATCTGTAACTATCAATGTTAAGGGTGATGAATGGTTTGAGGTTGGTGCATTTGTTTACAAACATTTCGATGAGATGTCAGGTGTTTCGTTCTTACCTTACAGTGAGCACACATACCAACAAGCACCATACCAAGAGTGTGACAAGAACACTTACTTAAAAGCATTGGGTAGTATGCCTAACAGAATTGATTGGTCATTACTTTCTGGTTACGAGAGTGAAGACAATACATCGGGTAGCCAAACCTTAGCTTGCAGTGGTGACAGCTGTGAGATCGTGGACTTAATATAGTACCTAAAGAAAGGAAGTATAGATGAATATATTAGTAGGCATTGCACTTACAATGCATATAGAAAATCGAGATCCAGAACCGTGTAGTATTTGTGAAGTAGTACCTTTTAGTGAAAATTCTAAAAGTGATTATAATAGCCTTCACCCTCACATAAGGATAGAGGAAGGACACTTTATTGCTGGGGCATACTTAAACAATGAAGGAAGTATAAGTCCGTATATAGGCTGTCTCTTATAC